GGGGTGGGGGGGGGGGGGGGGGGGGGGGGGGTTAGCGTCGGTATTGCCGTTCAAGCTGGTTCATGATTTCGCCGGCTTGACTGTCGCTCATGGTTTTCAATTGTTCCCGCAGCACCGACCGGCGCTTCTCCCGGTCGATCGGCGTGCGCTTCGTTTCCATCTTTTCGTTGCCGACCTCTTCGCAGCCAGCGGCTTTGGTGTCCTGGCGAAAGCGGGATTTGGAATCGTGATATTTGCCCGTCACGGGATGGAGGAGCCGGTCGGATAGGCTGTCGGAAATGAGGTAGTGCTGGAACGTGAAGTTGTCGCCGCGCTTTTCCACGACCTTCCCAAGCTGCTTGTCGAAAACGTAGGTCGTCATTTCGAAAGGTCCGAACTGACGGTCTGGTTTGCCGCCGCCAGGGCAGCCGCGTCGATTCCGGCCTTAGCGGTGATCTCAGCGACCTCGATCTTGGTCGCGGCGTCCAGTCGGGCTTTCCACTGATCGAGGAGTGCATTCGTGGACGCCTCCTGAGCCTTGAGGCGCGATTCCATCGTCAGACGTTGCGCCTCCATCTGAGATTCCATCTGAATCCGCTGTTGTTCCTGGGCCGTCTCGGCCTGCTGTTTGGCCTGCTGCAACTGAGCGTCGATCTGGGCGCGTTGCTGATCGGCCTGCGCCTGAGCCTGGACTTTGATCATTTCGGGATCGGGCCGGGGCTGCTGGGGCATAGCGGCCTGGGCCTTCATCTGATCGAGGGCCTGATCAATTACACCCTCGATTTGCTTTGCCTGTTTGTAGGCACCCACTCCGAATTTCAGAAGCTCGGCAATGACCGGTCCCATAGCAGCGGAGGACTGCGCCACCGGAAGTGCCTTTTCCATGAATCCGCCAATGGCGGTCAGGAACTCGGTCCGATCCTGCTTCATCTGCTGCTCGTCCAACTGGACCAGCGAATCGGCCGCGACATCGATGCGGAAGGTTCGGAGCGGGTTGCTCCGCAGCAACTGCATCGCCTGCGGGACCATCTGCTGATCGGCGATGTTGAGTTGATCGGCGGCAGCGTAGGCCAAGATGGTCTTATCCTGGAACTTGGTGCAGATGATCTGGGCTTTGAGCCTCAATAGCTCGGTGGCGAACAGCGCCACGTCGTCCTGCATCGAGCGGAGACGGAGACCTGCATACTGGCCCTTGATCTGCTGCGCGGTGGCGGTTTCCGAAGCGGCGGTTTCACCCCGGATGATGTCGGATATGCCGGTGATCTCGTAAATCTGGCTCTTGATGTTATCGCGGGCCTGATAGCACTCCGCCAAAGCAGACGCGAGCATGTCGAGTGGCAGAAGATCAAGCGCCCCTTTGAGTCCCCCTTTCTCGCTGAAGCCCATCCAGTTGGCGACCGGAATAAGATCGTTGTTGCCACCCTCGGTCATCAGCCGCTGAAGAGCGGGGACAGAGGCGTCGTAGACACCGCGTACCCGAAGGGCTTTCACCAAGCCATCGATGCGATCCGAGAGAATATCGAGCTCGTTGGCCTGATCTTGGTAGAGGACGAAATCCGGCACCGGGGCCAAGCTGTCGCTTGTGGTGGTGGCATAGAGAGGTTTGGGGCACGGGAAGAAGCCTTCAAGCCCCAGCGGATCGTCGCGTTCGTCGATGAACTCGGAGACGCCCTTGCAGAACCAATAGGCGGTGTTCTTTTCCTTGTCCCACAGCTCGTAAATCTGCGCCTGGGTGTTGTTCTTCTTGTTGGCGTTGCCGTTAAGTGCGGTCGGTCCTGTATCCAGGGGAATGGTTTCGGCCTTCTTCTCACCGAACCGCTCGACCAGTGCGTCCTTCGACATGTAGACGATGCGGTAAACCGCCGTTACCTCCTCCCATGTTCGGGCATTGGCGGGAAGATGGCCGAAGTCCTTCCAATGGACGTAATCGGTAGGGGCGCACTCGTAATCGATTTCCTCCGGGGCTTCCTGCTGGCCGGCAACATCTGAGAGCGGCTCTGGACTTTCGCCAGCGTCGTCTTTGCCTTCGCCCGTCTCGATATCCTCGGTGACCTCAAGACCATCCTCGGGAATATCCTGTGTCTTGACGTGCGGCTCATAGCGCACCCACGACACACCCCGACCGGGGAGGAAGCGATCCTCGACGCAATGTTTCATTGTCGCCCGGAAGTCGGGGTAATGCTCGATTTCGTAATCCAATGCCCGCTCGATGATGAGCGAGGCTACCCGTCCGACCGGATCGTTATCACCGAACCGGCGCGACACATCGGCTTTGGGCAGCTTGGCATAGACCGCTGGAATCAGCGTCTGGACGTTCGACCATAGGATATTGAACTTCGCCGTCCCGTCATTGTTGGCGGGGCGATTGTCGTCGCGGTATTTCTTGATGATCTTCGTGCCGCGAGTCTCCCACTTCTTGAACTCGCGTTCATAAAGCGCAATGCCGTTAAGATAGCGTTGAAGCGGGGTCTCGGCCTCGATCTCGGGCATCGCTATGCCGAGAACTTGCCGACTGCGATAACCGTGGCGCCAGCGCCGGTGGTGATCTTCCACGGCCCGGTGCTTGCGAGCATGTTGCACTCGACGCTGTAAATCCCGACCGGGGTGTTGGCGACGGTGAGGATGATTGAAGTTGAGCCGTCAAGGAGGGTGACGGTTCCAGTTGCTGACGTGGCTACCGAGACAATGACCCGGTGGAGATAATCGCCCGCAGCCCCGGTGCCCCCCAGGACCTGCGCGGTCTGGCTGGCGGCGACCGTCTCATACGCATAGCCGTAAGGCTGATTCACTCCGCTCATAGCGTCCCCTACCTGGGTTATGTCCCCGCCCTACTGGGCGAGTGGCCTACCTGGCCTAGCCTACCTGGCTCAAATGCGCCGCGAATTGCTCTGGGCCTTATGGGCAGCCCACATGTCGTTGAGGGTCACTTGGTTATCAGGCCCTACCATTAGTATTCTACCAGGATCAGGTGTCTTTTGTAAAGGTTCCACACGATGGGCGATGGCCAACATGCGGAAGGCGTCGGCGGGATGCGAAGTCCAGTCGTGTCGTGGCGTCTGCCGATAGGCTTTTTTGTCCTCATCATATTCGCGCTGATACTGCCTTAACGCCTCGATCCCCTCGCTGCATTTGCCGTCGTCGAACCAGCAGTTCGGCAATAAGGCGCGGGCAGCCTGAATACCGTCTTGCACCGAAAGACCGGGGACGATGGCGAGATTCTTCAGTCCGAGATGTTCGGCAAGTTGCTCGATGACGCTTTTACCAGCAGCAGCCAGCGTCTTTGCGCGGGCGTCATGGGGGAGGAAATGCTTCCCGTAGCGATAAGGTTTCGCAACAACGGTAGTTGCGAGGTCCAAGATATCAGCGCCGCTGACGGCGTAGTAGTCGATAACGTGAATTTCATTCCCGGCGCACTGATAAAACCAAATGGCCGTGTCATCTCGATACCCAATGTCCCATGCGGTGTAGACGGGTAAATCCTTCTGCCACTCGACCTTTGTAATCTGGCCTGCCAACGTCAGCTCGCGCATCTCGATGCCGTAGAACGCGCCCATGATGGCGGCCTCGAAGCTGCACTCGTATTCCTGTTCGTATTGGTCCTTCGATAGCTGGGCACGAGCCGCACTCAATTCCGATCGAGGAAGCAAGCCGGATACGCTCGCCGGCAGGGTCAGGAGGAACCATTCCTTCGGGTCTTTGCGCGCTTGCTCGCGGATCGACCAGAATTGATTTTTGCCCTTTGGAGTTCCACTAAAAACTGCCCATCCCTGTCGATCCGACAGAGTAGGCCGAATGACATTTCCCCAGACTGACGGACGATAGTCTCCAAACTCATCAAGAAAGACGCCATCGAAATACAGCCCTCGCATAGCATCCGCGTTATCTGCTCCAAAAAGACTGATTCGCCCTCCGTTAACGAGCGTGACTTTGAGCTCCGCTTCATTGGTCGCACTCCTGATCGGTTCCGAATATCGCTTGAGGTAATCCCAGGCCACCGATTTGGCCTGACTGCGATAGGGCGCGATGTAGGCGAAATGGGGATCGCGTAACTTGCAGGTGATCGAAGCTCGTATCAGGTCGTTGATCCCTGAGACTGTTTTTCCTGCTCGCCGGTGCAGGACCAGACAGGCCCATCGCTGATGGCGGTTGTGGAACGGGCTGAACGCCGGGCGCGGCGTGTAGGGGATGGTTATTTCTCGGACTGCCACTTGATGACCAGTTCGACCGGACCCTCTCCACTCTCACCAGTCATGGACTGAGCGGCCTTGCCCCAGCCGCGATCGAGCAATGCTTGAGCGGCGGCGACACGAGCGGCAGAGGGTGCTTTTGGCTGGCGCATGATGCCCGCGAGCGTACGAATCGCCGCCTCCGTATGGGAGCGCGCCAAAGAGCGAATATCGGTCGGTGCTTTCATGGCGTTACTGGGTTTCAGTTTCAGCCCCGGTAGCCCTTCAGAGCAGTTGCCAGCTTGCCTGGTGTGGGCTTGGGCTTCGCCTTGTCGGCGGCCACGTATTCCTTGCCAACCGCTTGGGGAACCTTGACCTTGGCGGCGAACGCGGGGTCGTGCGCGACGGCTTCCATCATTCGATGCTGCGCGGGGGATTTACTCGGCATGGTGATTCCTCGGTGGTTGTGCGTGGATATTACAGTTTGCGCGTGTGGATTTCAAGTTATGCCCCCCTCACGCTCGGCAACTGGCGGATGTCGTTGATGACCGACGCCCGGATGAGTTTCCGTTCCGAATGACGGGCGCGCCATGCCCGGAGGTGAGCGGCGCGGCACGGATTGCACCAACTGCCGTCAGGACGGCGGGGATTCTCGCCGCAGCGCGAGCACATGGGATTTTGTTTCTGTTCCACGTGAAACGTCATGCGGCCATGTCCTGCTTCGGCGCGCCCCACCCCTCGCTAAACGCCGCCCGGTCCTCTGCCGCCGTCCAGCCGGCGCGGGTCATGCGGCGGTATCCTGTGCCGGAATCGGCTCCATCCGAGGCTGTGGTTTGTAGAACAGCTCGAAGCCGCGTCGATTGCTCACCATCGTCTCGACCGTAACGGGCTTCGAGCCTCCGGTGCGATTCATGCGGATGGTGTTGACGTTCGCGGCGGCGCAAAGCTGCTCGCCGAATTTGTGCAGACACTCGCGGGCCGAGAAGGCGTTCCAGTGCGAGAGTTCCAGGGTGTCGCTTTGCAGCCGGACAAACCGGCAATGGGCAAACCACGAATAGGCGTGAGGCGCCCCGATCGCTGCCGAGAGGCGGTCGTAAATCTCGCCCCACGTCGGGTTATCGTCCATCGGGGAAAACCGCTGTATCGTCTCGGATTTGAACGCCATTACCCAGCCCTCCGTTGCGCGTAGGTTTGCCAGCGGCGGCACCACGTTTTCCACGCCGCATCCCAATCGGCCATCAGGGTTCCGGCGGCCTTATGGTGATTCTCGAATTTCTCGCATTCAATGGCGATCATCGCCGTGTCCATGCCGCACTCGCGGGCGTAGGCGACGTGAGGATCGCCCTCGGCAATGTCCCAGGTTTCCAGCCGCGTTTTCTTTGCCGCCGGCTTTCGCGCTCGGAGGTGATCTGGGAGATTCAGCAATTCGGCGTCGGCGGTTTTCTTGCCTTCGACCGAGTGAATTTCCGTCATGGCTGGCGGCGCTGCCGGAGGCGGCGCGTCTAAAGCTATCTGGTTATGGTTCAGGTTATGGTTCAGGTTATGCGTCGAGACTCCCGGCCTTGTGCCGTCGCCACTCACGTCGCCACTGGCGGCGTGAGTCTCGACGGGAGTGATGTCGGCACTCTTGGCGGGAGTGGCGTCGGGACTCTTGCGAGCGTTGGTTTTCTCCGCTCCGGTTTTCCCCCCCTTCGACTTCTTGGCCCAAAGATCGAACGCCTCTCTCGCGGCAGTCACGGCGCGAGTGTTGGCGACACTCCCGTCGGGACTCTCGACCAATTTCCCGCCGCAAACGAGGTCCATCAGGATCACGCGCCAATCGGGCACAGAGCCGAGCATGAGCGGCAGTTCCGTCGCCGGGCATGGCTCGCCCTTGTCCCAATTAAACAGGCACACGCGGAAGTAAACGAGCTCCTGCATGGGCGTCATGCGGGCGGTCCCGGCTACCCAGTCGGATGGGTAGAACGCAATGTAGCTGTGACGTTCCCGCGCCATCTATCCCCTCACCATCTTCCGTTGCGGCAGCCCGAGCCGCGTCACCATCGAATAAACGCTTTGTGTCGAGGAATATCCGGCGGCCGCTCGTATCTTCTCGACTGGCTCATTGGCCTTCCACATCCGCGCCACGATTTCTTTCCGCCACGCGAGATCGGGCATGGAGGCGCGGCCGCAGGAGCCGATGGTCATGGTCCGCGGTGCATTGCCTTGCGGAGGCCGCTGGCGTAGGCGATCCTGGGCGTAGATAGCGGGCATTACTTGGCCTCCGCTTCGTCGTCGCTGGGCGGTGCAGAAGCCTTCTGTGCGGCGCGCTCGGCCAGCTTGGCGTGGCGCATTTCCAGGATGGCCAGTGTGTAGCCGTCACGTGAGTTCTGGGCGGGGTCGTAGGGCTTGGTCATGCCACCACCATCGGAATGGGCTCGATGACGATTTCCGCACGCGGGTTGCGTTTGTCGATGGCGTGGGTGACGTGGATCACGCGAATCTGCCGGTCGTTCTTGAACACCCGCCCCTGCAAGGCGTCGAGGAGGACGGAGGGATCAAGATCAGGCCGACGCGAGGCATAGAACAGCGTGGCGGTGAATTTCAGATCGCCATCAAGCAAGTGCGCGAGTGGCCGCACCTGCCGCGCCACGTCCGCGGCATAGCCCCGCGCCTTGTCGGACTTGATGAACGCCGGACGGCCTTTGATAGTCACCAGTTTGCGCGAGTTGGCCTTGCTATACGGCTGGCCGAAAATTGTGCCACGCCAGCTCACCGCGCCACCCATACCCGAGCGCGGTTGCCGTTCGGCAGTCGGCCGATGCCCGCGCATGTGATTTGTCCGTCGCGTTGAAGCTCGATTAACCGGCGTCCGACCGCGTGACGATCCAGGCCCGTTCCTTCCGCTATCGCGATGTAATGGGATGGCTCGGTCGCGGTGCCGAGGAACGCGAGAATCTTGGCGCGATGATCGGGGGCGAAATGCTGCGAGCGGATACCAGCATCAACGCTCGTCTGCGGATCGGATGTTCGGGCCGGGATGAAGCTGAAAAGATCGGTCATGCCGCCATCTCCGTCCCGGCTTTCCAATCGGCGTAAAGCTCGCGGGCATAAGCCCGAAGTGCGGCGCGGATTAGCCAGTCCGGCGCCTTCTCGCGGAACATGGAAATCTCGCCATGTTGATGAGCGTGGACGTGCAGCGAATGGAGGAGCGGAAGGGCTTCGTTGTCCGGAGACTTAAGACCTTTCCCCAAGGTGCCGATGTGCGCCGGGTCCACCGCTTCGTGTTCGGTCCCGCACAGGCCCGTCACGATGCAGGGCTGGGTGCGAAGCCAAAGCAGGTATTTTTTGTCGCGCAGGATCGGCTGTTTCAGCATGATCCCTCTTTCGCATGAGCCGCCTTACCCCTATGCCCCGTGGCTTTTGCCGGAACGGATGGGATGATCGAGACGGCGGAATCCGATGCGCGCTTGGGCTGCTTCCGCATGATCCACGCCAGCGCACGAGCGAACTTGCCGATCTTCGGCAGTTTGAGAACGTCGCGGATGGGCTTGGCAATGACTATGGGCTCGGCATAGTCACCGGTCTGCACCAGAGAGGGTTTCGGAGCCGGTTTCACTGCGCGCTTCATGGGGCGCTTTTTCGTTAGGCGTTTGGTCATGCTGCCGCCTCCGCCAATACGTCGCGGAATCCCTCGACGAAGGCCAATGCGCGCTCAGCCTTGTGATTCTTCTGAATGAGAGGAACGACGCCGGGGAACAGCTCGCAGACAAACGACGGGTCGGATTGTGAGGTGAAGAACTCGACCAACGCCCCAACGTTCTCGCCATCGGCGGAATTTTCGCCGCGCTGCCAGTGATAGATCGTGTCGTCCGATACGTTGAGCGCCGAGGCGAGTTGCTTGGCGGTCAGGTTTGTGTTCGGAAACAGACGCTTCCGCAAACTTTCGGCTAGGCGGCGCTTAAACATCAGCTTTGCCTCGGAACATCCGGGGAACTTGCGGTTCGTGGCGTAAAACAAAATCCGTCTCCAATGGCAGTTTGAGAGCCATGGAAACGGACGACACACGCGATCACTGGCGACGGCTCGACGCTGTAACGTCGACCGTCATGCGACATGTTTTCAGGCGTAGGGCGGAGATGAAGAAAGAGAGAGCCGGAGTGGAAGCGGCTATCCGCGTCTTGGCCGCTTCCGCTGGCGTGAGAACCGTCCCGGTCAAAGGGGGCTCGCGGACCAGTGGGGAAGGAAAAGCGGAGGTCGCCGGATTGAGTCACCGTGCGACCCCCGCAGTTAACCGCATCAACTGTAGCCAGGGAGGCGCGGCCAGCGAGCGGAAGGTGAAATGAGGGGCGCCGATGAATGGCGTCCAAAGTCGGACACGGGAAAGCCACCGCCATCATGCGGCCTCTACAAAATGTAGAAGGGTTATCTTCCGGCCCTTATGGCTCGCAAGCTCAACCGCCCTTTTCCAATGTTTCGACGGGATTCTGCCTCTGGCCCGCCACGCGGCGGCCGTCTGGTAAGGCACCTGAAAAGCGTCGGACATTTCCTTCGCGGACTTCCAGAGGCGGATGATTCGAGTATGGTTCATGAGCGTCCTTTGTCAGGCAACACTACAAAACGCATAACCGAAAGTCAAGCATCGCAACGCCCAATGCATAGCGGGAATATGCATAGTGCGGGGGTGCCTGAAAACAAACACGAAATCGCAGAACGTCACGCCAGAGCGAAACGCCTTCGCTGGGCTCGCGCCCATGCGCAATTTTCTACTGCTACGGCGGCGGCCGAAAAACTGCGGCTCAAAGAACAAACCTATTTAGCCCATGAAAACGGTTCACGGGGATTTGTTAAGCACGTCCGGTTTTATTCAGCTAAATTCGGCGTCAATGTTGAATGGTTGTTAACGGGTGAAGGCCAGCCTACAGCCTCAAACAAGATAGAAATCGCAGGCTTTATCGGGGCGGGTCAAAAAATCTTTCCAATAGATGACCATTCACGAGGCGCTGGGCTCGATCCGGTGGATGCGCCTCCAGGCGCCAGCGATCGAGGATTAGTTGCTGTCAAGGTGCGTGGCGATTCGATGTATCCCGCGTATCGCGACGGCGATATCCTTTTCTACGGCGAGCACGAGCCGCCCAAAGAGCTGATCGGCCGAGAGGTTGTCGTGAAACTCGAAACCGACGAAATGTATGTCAAGACCTTAGAGGTCGGGTCCAAGCCCGGATATTTCAGCCTCAACAGCCACAACGCGACCCCGATCCGGGATGTAAAAATCGTCTGGGCCTCTCGCGTCCGATACGTCGCCAAGGCATAAAACCCTGTGAATACTGGCTTTTTAGCCGGTCATAAATTCGTCCATGGATTATGCAAATTGCATTGACAGGTTTCGATGATTATGCGATTTGTAGAGCCATCGCAGGGGCGCAGGAGCCGCCCCCATGGAGAGAACGATGGCGCATACAGTTGAAATCGACCGCGCAGGCGAGTGCGACTTCCGCGTGACATGGATGCAGGGCGCGCAGGCCCCGAAGTCCCGTCTGTTCGATAGCCGCGATGCGGCTGAGAGTTTTGCGAACGCAAAGATGGGCAAGCGTAACGGCTGCGTTATCTCCACGCTCGATATGACGGCCGAACAGCTTGCGGCGCATGAAGCGCGCAAAGCCCGCACGAAAGCATTTCTGGACGGCATCACGATCACGCAGCTTGCCGAGACGGCAACGCCGTGGCGCGACAGCTATGCCTTCGGGCCAAAGGTCTAACCCACCCTCGGAGAGACGAAGATGCCCGCCTCAAGCCCACTCCTCAATCAGCCAACCCGCTCCCGCGCCGAATATCTCCATCAGCGCATGGAATCCGATCAGGCGACTTGCGCGGAAATCCGCGAGTGGCTTGATAGCCCCAAGGAGCCCTTCCCGAGCTACCGCGACCCCGAGCCGGTGTTGAAGGGTCAGGCGGCGGTCAGCACCGCATATCTGAGCGGCCTGGATCGGTTCCACGCGCTGATGCTGGCGAAGCAGGTGGCGTGATGCGCACCCTCTTCAGCTCCATCGTTTCCTTCGGGCTCGCCGCTGCGCTCTTACTTGCGCTGGCCTGTCTCGCGGTGCCGCAATAATGGCGCCCGCTCTCACGGATCGCGTCTACGTCGATGAAATCGACCGGCATGGGACCGTCATCGGCATCGCATCTTCGATGGGCATCCCGCTCTACCGCGTCCGGCTGGACGATGGCTCCGAGGTCAAGTGCCTTGGATACCATTTGATCCCCGCCCGTCCGATGGCGCGGCCGTATCTCCGGCTGGTGGTGAACAACGCCTATCCATTCAACCCGAATGAAGGGAGCGCAGCATGATAGCTCTTCTCAAGCCCGTGAAGGTCGGAATCCTGGCCGGGAATATCGTCGAGTGGAAACAGGCCGTTCTTGTCGGACGCACCATCGAATCCGAGCCCCGCTATGACGTGCGCCTTCCCGACGGCACGCTCCTCGCGGGCATCCCTTACACTTTCGTTAAGGAGGCGGCGTAGTGGGAACCGGACAGCTCTGGCTCGTCAAATACGAGCGCGCCTGTGACCTGTTCGGATCGGGCGAGATTACCGAGCATGAATTTCGGGCGCGGCTGTCGGCTCTCGGATATGCGGAATCCGACATAGACGCGGAAATCGAAGCGGCACACGAAACGGAAAGGAGTTTCACATGAGCGACATGCAAAGCGAATCGATCGCCAAGCTGTCCGAGGCACTGTCGAAGGCGCAGGGCAAGATCAAGGGCGCGGCCAAGGACACGGCTAACCCGTTCTTCAAATCGAAATACGCCGATTTGGCATCGGTTTGGGATGCCTGCCGGGATCAGCTTTCGACCCACGGGCTTTCGGTCATCCAGACGACCGAAGACAGCCCGGATGGCGCGACCGTCGTCACGACGCTTTCCCATTCTTCTGGGGAGTGGATTCGCGGGCGGCTGACGCTGAAGCCGGTCAAGAACGATCCGCAGGGCGTTGGTTCGGCAATCACCTACGCCCGTCGGTATGCACTGGCGGCCATCGTCGGCGTGGCACCGGAAGATGACGACGGCAACGTGGCGTCCGGCAATCAGCCCCGCACCCCCAAGGAGACGTTCTCCGTCAACGACGGAGCGCGGGATGCGCCGTCCAATGCCTGGACGGGACCGCTGAAGAAGATGGCGCTCAAGAACGCCATCACGGCCTTGGTCAAAGACCTCAAGGATTGCACCGATCTTCCCACTGCGCAGGGCGTATGGGCCGACAACAAAGCGATTGTCGATCAGGCTCAGGTGGACCTCCCCGATTGGTATGACCGCCTGGAGGCCGTCCTGATGGATCAGGAAACCGCCCTTTCCAACAACCCGCTTCAAGCGGCTTAGGAGAAAACATGGCCTACGAACCGAAGAACGGCGACGCCGCGATTTTCCCCAACGACAAGCGCGGGAATGAAAAGGCCCCGGACATGCGCGGGTATGTGCTCGCCCACCGGGATCTGAAAGCCGGGGAGAAAGTCGAACTCGCCATGTGGAAGCGCGACGGATCGAACGGCGGTTTCTACTCTGGGAAAATCAGCGATCCGCGCAAGAAGGCGGAGTCGGCCGATGCCCGCGATTCCGACGCCATCCCGTTCTAATGCGCATGTTGGCCCGCCGCACGGCATCCGGTTTCATCCCCGCCGACCATGAAGCGGAGGAGGAGTTTCGCCGGGTGCCGTTGGGACGGGTGGCGTATTTCGAGATCACGACGGCCCGCAATCCCAATCAGCACCGGCTCCTATTTGCGCTCCTCAAAATGCTCGTCAACGCCGGATGTTTCCCGACCACGAAGGCCGCTTTGAAGGCCGTCAAATGGGCCACCGGGCATGTCGAGATCATGGTGATACCGGGAACCGGGGAAGTCATCACCGAGGCCAAGAGCATCAGCTTTGCCAACATGAGCCAAGCCGATTTCGTTCCGTTCTTCGATGCCGCGATCAACGCCGTTTGCGAACGCTGGCTGCCCGGCATTACGAACGAACAGATGCGCAAGGAAATACAGGACATGATCGCATGACCACCCTTTTCCCCTACCTCGAAGCCGCTTTCGCCGCGATTGGATTCGTTGTCGTCGCGTTGATCGTGACGGCATGGATTTGGCCCGATGAGGAACATGGCGATCGGTGGAGGTTTTAATGACAGTCCAGCCCAGCCTTACTGCGATGGACGTGGCGCGTCCGCTTAGGGCACGCGATCGGAAATGGCTCGCAGAGATCAAGGCCGCCACGGACGCTATCGGCTTGGGAATGTATCGGGGCATGACTTACGACTCGCTGCCGTCCGGCCCCGCGCATCGTCTCTGCCATGTGTTCGGCTACATCACGACCTATGAGCCGCATAACTCCGTCCACAAAACGCGATGGGTCATAACCATTGAAGGCCGCGCCGCTCTAAAGGCCCGCACAGGAAAGGGGGAGTAGATGACCGAGACATCAATCAGACTCACGCATGAGAGGCTGCTTGCTCTCCTCCATTACGACCCGGAGACGGGCGTATGGAGATGGCGCATAACGCTGGGCTCGCATGGGCACGCGGGAAGCGAGGCGGGATACATCAAGCGCGGTTCCCATGGCCCCCACTATCGTTATATCGGCGTCAACGGAGAATCTTATCTCGCCCATCGCCTCGCATGGCTCTACATGACCGGCTCTTGGCCGATCGGCCATATCGACCATCGCGACTGCGACGGCCTGAACAACCGCTGGGCGAATCTACGCGAAGCGACGCACTCACAGAATGCCGGGAACAAAGCGCGATTTAAGAACAACACGAGCGGCTTTAAGGGCGTCACCTTCAATAAGGGCTGCCAGAAATTCCAAGCTCAAATCCACTTTAACCGCAAGTTAATCTATCTCGGCCTTTACGACACACCCGAAGCCGCCGCCGCTGCCTACGCAGCAGCGGCCAAACAGCAGTTCGGCGAATTTGCGAGGGTGAAATGACCCCCACAGAAACTCTCGTGCGAGAGGCGCGGGAAGCAGCGATACTGATTCGGCGCGCTGATGGCGACCGCGACGAAATGAACGCGAGCAACCTTCGCGTAAAAGCCACGGTTCTTGTAGCCGATCTCCTCACCCGCCTCGCCGACCACATAGAGGCCGCGCCGACCGAGACGACCGCGCAAGAGTTCGTTGGTGATCCACGGAAATGCGTAGGCTTTCCCACCCCGGCACCGGACGCAGCGGCGCTGCGGGAGCGGGCGGAGAAGGTGGACCGCGAGCTTACGGACGTTCTGAGCGATCCCGACCGCTGGACGCAAACCCATTTGCTCAAGGCCCGCAACCTGATCCGCGACCTCCTCGCCGCCCTCCCCTCGACGGGGACGGGGCCAGACGAAAGGCTGATCGCATGGATCTCTGATTTAGCCTTGCGGGTTGCGTTCGCACTCGACGAAGTCCCCGGCGGCAGCACCTACTTCGATACGTCGCGCATCGAATCAATCAGCGAGGCTCTTGACCAAATCGCGCAGATTGTCGGCGTCGAGGATTTTAAGTGCCAGCCGTCCATAGATGCACTCAAAGCCGCCCTCTCGTCGCCAGAGAAGGGGGAGCGGTGATGCGCTGCATCGTTCAATACTCGGGCGGAGCGGCCAGCGCGCTTTCTGCCCAGTTCGCAGTTGAGGAGTTTGGGCGGGAAAACGTCGTTCTTCTCTTTGCCGACACGCTGATGGAGGACGAGGACCTTTATCGGTTCAACGCCGACGTAGAACGCAAACTTGGCATTAAGATTACTCGTCTTTGCGAAGGTCGGACGCCCTGGGAGGTGTTCTTCTCGGAACGCATGATCGGCAATTCGCGCGCCGATCACTGCTCGCGCATTCTGAAACGCGAGGTCCTTGATGCGTGGCGCATCGCCAATACGACGCCCGAAAACGACGTGATTTTCCTTGGCATGGATGCCAACGAGGAACACCGCCTCAAAGGCGTCCAGGCACGCCTATCACCATGGACCGTTCGCTCCCCATTAATCGAGCGCGGAATCTGGAAGGAGCGCGCCCTGGAGTTGGTGAAGGCGAGCGGGCTTCGTCTATCGCGCTCTTACGACCAAGGTGCGCCGCACGACAACTGCGGCGGGTTCTGCATCAAAGCCGGGCAAGGCCAGTTTGTGCGGCTGCTGGAAACTCGTGCTGCCCGCTACGCGCTACACGAGGGAAAAGAAGAAGCCTTTCGCCGTTTCACCGGCAAAGACGTTTCTATTCTTCGTGACCGGACCGGCGGCAAGACAAAGCCCCTCACGCTACGTCAGCTTCGTGAACGCCACGAGCAACAGCCCAGCCTCATCGACCGGCTCGACATTGGCGGCTGCAATTGCATGGTGCCCCCGGAAGGAGAGAATGCCTGATGGAACACAAAACTTGCCCTCCCTACCCGGTGAGCATCTACGTTGCGGGCGATTTGAGTGACGCGCGCCGCATCTGCCGCGAACACACATTTGCCGTTGGCCTTTGCGTCACGGTCACGCCGACAGAGTTCATCTACACGGGCGGGGCGGAAACCGGTGTCTGTGTCGGGCTCATCAACTACCCGCGCTTCCCCTCTAATGCGGAGTCGCTGTGGGCGACGGCCTGCGGGCTTGGCGATGCGTTGATGCGCGGCCTTTGCCAGCAGTCATACCTCGTTCAGTCGTCCGACCGATGCGAATGGTTCTCGCGACGTGACGCCCTCGCCACCAAGGAGCAGCCATGACGACGTTTAATAGCGCGCTCGGAAAAGCCCTCGCGGATACGTGCGTCCAGCATCCAAAGTGTCGTGTGTCGCCCGCATGGTCCGTCGATTTTCTGCGCGCTCTAGAGGCATCCGGCTTCAAGATCATAGCCCGCGAACCGACTGGCCCCATGGGGTTCCAGCTATGGGCGAATACCAGCGGACCCGATTACGAGGCGGCGGATGCATTTAAAAAAGGTTGGGACGCCGCCCCATCCGTCATCGACCTGCTTGATCAAGGAGCAGCCATGAATACCAACGATGCTGACGTGCTGGCGCGCTGCCCGTTCTGTGGCGGTGAGGCGATCTACGAGGAAGTTGCTGGCGCGAGGCCGGAAACATCGGCGTGGTCCATCGGCTGCGGCGATCCGGATTGCCTTGGCTTTCAGTCGATGGCGCAATTCCCGAGAAAGTGTGAGGCCGCAAAGGCATGGAACACCCGCGCCCTCTCACGCCCGGTGCCGGAGGGGTTCGTGCTGGTGCCGAAAGAGGCAACTTCCGCGCAATTGAAGGCTGGCGACGACTGGTTGCCGGGCGATCTTCCTGGTGATTGGCGTGCGACCACATTGGCTACTATTTACGGCGCCATGATCGCCGCCGCACCACCCCGCCTCGGCGCTGACCGGGAGGGCGGACGGTGAGAAGCGACTGGTTTGACCTCCACACTTGGCCGCGCTGGCTGCGCAGATCGTTCCTATTGACGCTGCCTATCTCCGGTCCGTGTTGGGTCTGCGTAACGATGGCTCTGTGTTTTCTTTGCTGCGTCGCCTTTCTGATCGCGCAGCCGATCATTTGGGGTTGGTCAGCATGGAAAGAGTAGCCATGACGGAGGCGACGTGCTCGACGTGCCGGTTTTGGAAAGAGCCGGTTGTCGAAGGGGTCCGATACGGGGCTGGCGGCAAGATTGCCGATACGGATTTCAGGCGTGGCTGCGTCCGCTTTCCGAAGTGGGAAGTAACGGTGTCGTCCCACTACTGCGGAGAGCATCAGGCCGCCCCACAGGATGAGAGGAAGTCATGACAGCGAGGAAGCCGGAGGACGAAGCTGCGATCCGTGAGCGCATGGAAGAAATTCTGCGCGAGCAGTTGGAGCGGGTCCAGCCCGCCATCCCCCTTGCACCGAAGCGCAGGAGGAAGAAGTGAGCGTGAGGAAGCCGAAGGCCGTGAAGCGTTGCCCGTTTTGCAACGCGAAACCGACAGTCGAACGTGAGTGGGCCTCGTGCGCGGAGTGGCACCCGAAGATCGCCCTCCCGATCAACGTATGGAACCTCCGTTGCGACATGGAGAAGGCGATAAAGCCCCTTCTCGTCACTGTACCGAAGCGCAGGAGGGCGAAGCGATGAACAACGATAAAAGCAAGGAACTGGCTAAGGCCGTCGAAGCCGCCGCTCGCGCTCTCTCCGACCTGAATACTTTCGCCGCAGTTGTGACAATTCTTGAAGGCGGCCACGTGCACTCGGAATCACATGGTGGCGCCGAAAGGATCATTGCAATTTGCAAGTCAGAGCAAGCGAAGCGGCTGCGTGAATATGACCGCGCCAATGGCATCGGCGGTGCGGTCATGACCACCACGAGTCCCGACTGGGCGGATGAGAAGGCGCGAGAGGTGCTTTGCCACCACGAGCATCCGTTCGCGGAACGTGTGGCCCAAGCCCTGCGTGACGAACGGCGCGACGCCTACGAGCGCGGCGAGCGGCTCGGCCTAGAGCGTGCAGCCCTGTTCTGCGATGCCGTCAGCAGAGCGCCACGAGCGAGAGGATTTTTCAGTCGCGTGGCAGACCTGGCCATTCATCAGTTCGCGGTGCGCCTTGCGAAAGAGTTTCGCACCCTCCCCGCCTCCGAGCAGACGACGAAATGAGCGAAAACGTGGCAGAAAAATGGTCAATAACTCTGACCGATCAAATTCGGGCAGAATCCAAGCGTCTGGCTCTCGCGGTGTTGTCCTGCAACGAAACGTGCAGCCACGGATTCTCACTTCCAGAATTAAGCACGCTGGCGACGGTTATCCTTGCCGACGACGCCGAACTCATCCGCCTCACCGCACGGGTGGCGGAACTGGAAGCGGAGAATGGGCACCTAACGGCCGTCGCTGTCGGGGCCGAAGCTCGCGCCGAGAAAGCCCACGTCGATATGATCGAGTGGCGTAAAGCCGCGCAGACGTTCACGCCGGGTGGCTCGGAATTTATGACGCCTCAAGCTGTCGTCGAGTTTGTGCGCGAGCGGAGAAACCACCACCACGAAACGATGGTTGGCAAAGTGAAGGCCGAGAAGCGCGCCATCGCCGCCGAATCCAAGGTGGCAGAGCTGGAAGCCAGCCTCGTGGAAGCGCGGGCGGAACTCGAAGATTTGCGACCGATCAAAGCGCACTTCGATGATTGCGTAGCGGAACAGGTCGAGGAGGCGAAGTCAGACGCCGATGATTTTGAGAAAGACTTGTGGGTTAAAGTCAGGTCGATCCTCACAAAAATTCCTGGCTTCGATTTCGATGATAATTCCGAAGGCGTCTCGGCGGGCGATGCCTATGAGTACCTGAACCAACACATGCTCGACCTGAAATCCCGCGCCGAATCCGCCGAACGGGAGCGCGACGAAGCGCGCCGGGTTCTCGGCGATGCGCTCGCAGGAATGCTGGATGCATTCGGTGGCTATATGCTTCCCGAGGTGGACGCCGGGATCACCGCAATGCAATCGATCGGGGTCGATCGATGGTCAGCAAATGCGCAAATGAAGACCAGCGCCCTCGCAGCACAGGAGGGCGGGAATGGGTGAGGCGTGCGAGACGTGCCGGTTCTGGGCGCGACTTTCCCCGGGTCATGCTGGGCTCTGCATGTGCCCAGACTTCCCTGCTCGCGCATGGAACGAAGGCATGAAGTTGGAAGGCGAGAATAATACGTGCGGCGAGCACAAACCCAAGGACGGAACTGACCATGGCTGAGAACGAGAAGGCGCTGGAGGCGGCGTGGGGCGAATTTTTGGAAGCGCAGCTAAGTTCCAAGGCGCCACGCGACGGCCTGCGCGCCGCCATCGCCGCCTATCTCTCCGCCCTCACACTCCCGGAGGAGGTGGGGAAGGTGGTCCTCGGGCTCAATCTGTTTCAGCAAATCGCGCTCGGCGATGAGCCGAGCCAATCCGCCCCGCTGTGCAATGGATCGGTGCGCGACATGCTGGCCGAAATGCGACGGGCCGCCACCCTCCTCCAAGCCCTCGCAGCGGAGAACGCGCAGCTGCGGGAGACACGCGCTGCAATCGAAATCCGCAACAACGATGACGGCTCGCTCGATGAGGTCTTTATCACGGTTAGTGGCCAGTGCGTCTTTCACCTTGAGCAAATGCGCGGCAACTCATGGTGGATGGGCTGCTACGAGCATCCCAAGGAACACGGCCTGATGGTCTACCTGAACGCGAAGGGGAAGATTGGGGCCACTGTCATAGATGATCGCCCGCACAACGCCGCCGACCCCCTCGTGCGCGTGCCGGTTATCACCACCTCCACGATGGTCAAGGAGTAGGACGATGGGATTGTTCGATTACGTGAAATGCGAAGTCGGACTGCCGGACGGAAAAGCGAACGATTGTGAGTTTCAGACGAAGGATTTCGATTGTCCTTACATGGAGACTTACACGATCACCGCCCAGGGACGATTGGTTCACAACGCCGTCCGATATGACATTGATCCGCCCGACAAGCGAACGGGATCGATCGATATGAACTTCCACGGCTACCTAAATTTCTACGGTGGCGACGATGGCGAATGGCGCGAGTTCAACGCCAAATTTACCGACGGCCAGCTTATCGAAATTGTCAAAATTCCCGACGAGCCCGCCATGACCCCCGACGAACAGGAACTCCACGACACTCTCGCCGCCGTCCTGCGCGCGATCGAGGAACAGAATCCGGTCATACGCCAAGGCTCCTTCGACCTGCCGTTCCGGAATTACGAGGCGGTCGTAAAGGCCCGCGAACTGATGAAGCTGAGGAGTGCTGATCGTGAGTGAATGGCAAGCGATTGAGACGGCGCCGAAAGATGGGACGCGGATACGCGGGCGCAGAGCATATGCGGATCGGTATTCCGGCGCGCTGCGATATGAAAAGCGCATCACATGGTGGGGGAAGACCTCTCATGTCCCGCTCTACGGATGGAACTTCGGACGCGATGTTGAGAACCAGAATCTCTGGCGGCCCACCCACTGGATGCCCTTACCCCAGCCACCCAACGACCGCTAGAGAGGGCGGGACGTGACTAAGCCATTTACTCCTGAAAGTTTAGCCGACCGTTGGGATTGCTCGGCGGCCAACATCCGCCGCCGTTGTAGGATGGGGGAACTTGAGCATTTCCGGGTCGGAAGCAAGTATCGGATCAGAGCCGACGTAGTGGAGAAGATCGAATGCGGGAACCAAGGCTCATCCGATACCGGGGGAAATACGCTGTCAGCTGGTGGGACGGCGAAACGCCGAAGCGATCCTCCCTTCGTACCGGCAATAAACAGGAAGCCGAGCGACGATTCCGGGACTGGCGGAACGCCGCAGTCCGCATAGGCGATACCGTTGCCGAAATCATGGCGGCCTATTTGGAGGACCGAAAGCACCATGCCACCGGGTACAAAACCCTCGAATACAACTGGAAAGCGCTCAAGCCGTTCTTCGGGGGATTTGCCGCGGATCAAATCGACCGCTCTCAATGCCGCCGATATGCCAGCGCCAGAGTCGCTATGGGTGTGGGTCCAGGGACCATCCGGCGGGAACTGGGAACGCTTCGAGCCGGAGTGCGCTGGGCGCGGCCTCTCGCGCGGGCTGTATTTTTATTCCCGGCCAACCCCCAGCCCAAGGAACGCCACCTCACGCGAGACGAATACCGCGCACTCATCGCCGCTGGCGAGAAAGAGCCGCACATAAAGCTGTTCGCCATTCTCGCGCTTTCAACGGCCGGGAGGGCACAGGCCATTCTCGATTTGACGTGGGATCGAGTGGACTTCGAGAGGGGGATTATTCGACTCTCCGGTGAGGCTGGACGGCGCAAGGGCCGCGCCACCGTGCCCATGACTCAGGAAGCGCGAAACGCGCTGCTGATGGCCAAGGAAGGCGCTCTGAGCGACTTCGTAATCGAGTGGGCCGGGCATAAGGTGGGGAGCGTCAAGAAGGGATTCGCGGCCGCGTGTCGGCGGGCGGGGATTGCGGGGGTCACGCCCCATGTCCTGCGCCACAGCGCGGCGGTATGGATGGCGGAAGCCGGGGTGAGCATGCCGGAGATCGCGCAATACCTCGGGCACAGCAATTCGCGGACCACGGAAATGGTCTATGCTCGGTTCAGCCCAGACTATTTGCGGAAGGCATCGAAGGCATTGGAGACGATATGATGCAAAATCCACACTTCACTATGATCAATGGAGCGCCCAGCAACGCTGAGAATATGCGGAATCAGTTAATGCTCATCCGCATGGCCCTGGGATTAAGCCCAATCCACGACCCAGTTACGGCCGTGCGCGTTCTGTATGAAGAGGGGAAAGAGGCGTTCGAGAAGATGCGCGGCGAGAAATGCGAGTACGCCCACGAATGGCGGCCGTGACTTGTTCAATTGATACTGCGGAGCACTACCCGCGGAGCAACCTAAGTCATTGATTTGAGTGGTGGGCGCGACAGGGATTGAACCTGTGACCCCTACCATGTCAAGGTATCTACCTACGAGAACATCGGCGGATATGCTGGATTTTTGCAGAAGCGCCGCCGTGAATCTAACGCGAACATGAGAGGAACATGAAACCGCGTTTGTGCAATTGATACTAAAGAGCACTACCTTCCCGTCTCTACTCCCCCAACCCTACCCTGAACTCCATATCGACCGCCTTCCCCCACAGCCGCCACAGTTTGAACGACGACGGTAGCGAGCGACCGTTCTCCCACTGGCAAAGACAGGGCTTGGTTACGCCGATGCGCTTGGCTATCGCTGAACCGCCCCAGCGTTCCCGATCGCCCGTGGCATTGAGCGCCGCAAGCCGAGCACGCTGAAGCCGGTCGGCCAGCTCGCGTTCAAGCTGGGTGTCGCGGCGCATTTACTGAGAGAGCGCCTTGATCGTCGCGTCTTTGGCCTGACTGCCGGCGGATGAGCCGAAATAGTAGCTGGCCGCCTGCTTCGCCTCATTCGCCAGATAGCCGGTGACCTGTCCGATCAGGAGCCATCCCTGACCGGGGATTTTGTTGATCAAATCGGGCCAGCCCATGATTGCAATGAGCTGCGCCATCGAGACGGAGAGAAAACCGCCGATGATCGTATAGGCCAAGCGGGACGGGGTTTTGTCCTTTACCGCCGCTTCACGTGCACGGGCACTCGCGCGGCCTTGCTCTGCCGATTGCTGCAGGTCCACCCCGAGTTTAGCCATCGCTTCCTGATGGCGGTTGTCCTCTGCTTTCAACGCGAGGAGTTGTTCCGGGGTGGCGCCGGCGACGGCCGTCAGAGCCGCGGCTTGATCGCCCGTGGCGTTGAGTCCGAGACCCTTTTCGATAGCGGCGACTGCCGTTCCGGCGAATGGGCCGCCAATCATCGTCGCCAGTGTCGGCGCGATCTGTTCGAGGATACCGAGGCCCTGATCGATGACGGATGCCATGGTTTCATCCTTCCTTGATTAAATCGCTGATGCGCGTGGCACGCTCCCCGACTTGGGCCGCCCATTTTGAGTTGAGACATTCCGTCGCTGCGGATTCAAAGTCGCCATGCTCCAACGCAGCGAGCATGACCTTGAAGCCCGACAGGCGCGGCCAGCCCATGTTGAAGGTCATGTTCGCAAGCGCGAGTTGGCGGTTCGGAGAAAGCGTTCGCCACCATGGGACGTTGACGTCAAGATCATCGGCTACGATGGCGATATCGTTGCGGAGCATGACTTCCGCCTCCGAGCGCAAGATCCCGCGATCGGTCAAATTCCGCCCGACCCCAATCGTCCACTTGCCCACCGTATCGACGTAGGGCTTGAGCCTGACCCCTTCGTCGCGCATCAGGTCGGTGATGAGGGATTCGACGTCGAACAGGATCATCGTTCCCACCACGCCGCGCAGTCGTTGCATACCGCCCGGAGCAGCCGCCGCACCGTGGCGCTCTCCCAAATGCGGATCGTCATGTAGACGATGGTGAGCAGCGAGGCGATAGTCGGGAGCCAGCCGATGATCACCGCCAGGGTGATTCCGCCGGCCAGCCAGTCCCCGGCCTGTTTGACGCTGGCGATGGTTTCTTGGTTCATGGCTCGTTAAACCCTTCGCCTGGACACTCGGTTCGTCATGGATTGGCCTTTCTGATAAGGTCGGCGGTGCGTTAGCGACAGACCGCATTGTCGAGAATGACCGGCGCCGTTGTTCCGGGGAAATAAGTCGCCGAGCAACTGTGTGGGGTTCCGTTTCCGGTGTTGGTCTCGATGACGCCGTTTCTCAGAACGGTCGCCCGCGGCCCGACGGCGCCCCCGACGTAATTGACGGCCTGGGCGTACAGCAGGGAGTTGTCGATAAGCATGAACCCGGCCGTGAACGTTGGGTTATTTTGGACTGTGACCGTTATCGGGAGGGCAGGGTCGCCGTTGTTCTCGTAGTCGATGGTGGCGTTGGCTCCCCCGTTGATGTGCGCCGACGCGCTGCCGCTCAGCCCATAATCGCCCGTGATGATGAGCGTCGAACTGAAGCCGACGCTGATGTGGTTGCTATAGGTCGAGCCCGGCATCCCGGCATTGCCGAACCAGACATGGGACATATCCATGAACGACCCGGAATAAATGTCGAAGCCGTCCTGGGCGGCGAACGCCGTGTCGCAGGCAACGCCGGTCACGCGCAGCGACGCGCCGTCCGACAGTGAAATACACGCGCCGCCGGGGCGGCCGCCGTTACCGGGATTGATAAACGCGCCGAGCGGATTCGCGGGGTCTCCCTGAAGGGTTATGGGGAGATATTTCCCGATGTAGAAGGGTGCCTTGCCGGACCCGACGGTCAAGGGTTTGAGGGTTCCGCACTGGCCGACCGGCCGACCGGAAATATTGACTCCCGGGTAATAGTTCTGCCCCGGCGCGGGTGCGGCGGCGAGCTGGATCGTCGCCTTGAATCGGCATTGCAGGTCGTAGTCGGCATAGAGCGCATCGAACGCATATTGCGGCGTGGCGCACGGATTGGTCTGCGGCTGGACCGTACAGCCGGGATTGTCGACGCCCCCAAGTGAAGGAAGGGCGACATTGAAGACCAGATCAGCGGTCGGTATTGTTCTCGCCGCGACGGACTGGACCTGAGAAATCCCGAGCACTCCGGAGACTGCCAGTGCCCAGAAAAACACCGTGCGTTTCATTGTCTTTCTTTCCTTAGAGGTTCGATCATGATTTCAATCCCTGCGTATGACGAAGCCGAGCGTCGAGCGATCATCGACGCCAGCTATCCGACAATCCGCGCGTTTCGCCCCGCTGCCTTCCAGATGGCGAATTTTCCGACGCGCGTGACCGACGAACGGGAACTGATCCGCTACGCCGATATCATGAGCGAGTTGGAGGACAGGCATCTCTACACGGAGGCGCTTTATTCCACCGCCGAGATCGACCTGATGCGTGATGTTTCCGATAAGGTGGAGGCGGTGACGAAAACCCTCGGGCGCGCTGTGAGACCGTTCATGTCCCTGTTCGCACCAATCACAGTGCTTCGGGCGATCCACTCGTTGGGGGAATCGAACCTGTCCGTCATGGAGATAGGGCCGGGCTCCGGCTATCTCGGCGCCTACCTGATCCGCAATTTGGAACGATACGGGGATCTCACCGTTCGGCTCACGAAGCGATATTGCGCTGTCGATAACACGCAGGCCCTCTATCTCTGGCAGAGCCGATTCTTTTCGGCGCTCGACACCAGCTTCACCGATCTTGCTGGCGAGAAATCGGCCCCCGGAAATTCCCGCGTCAGCCTGATGCCGTGGTGGCAGTTCGCCGAGCTTTACAAGAACCCACCGCAATTCGACATTGTGATCTGCGACGCCGCCATGGGCGAGATGGACCCGTTCGCGGCCAACTACGTCATCCGGCTCGCCGCGAAAATGCTCGCCGACTCCGACATTGGCGCTTTTCTGTTTCGCCACATCGGCGAACAGAGGATTAATTCGATGTCCTACATCGAAGATCGCTTCGCCGCCGCTGGCTTTGCCAAGACGACGCTGGGCGATGTAACGGCTTTTTCTTTGAGTCCGCTCGCGTCGAAATCCCTTCAGACTGCGAAAATGAAAACGCGGGCGGTCGATTTTCTCCCGGTAGATCGAGGAAAAATCTTGGATAGCTACGGCTTTTTCGATTTTATCGATTTGCATGGATAATTACCGAACGCGTCGAGCGGAAATAGAGCCATAAGCCGAACAGGTGCTTGTGGTGAATACCGCACGGGCAATTAGATAGACCGTGGTGGTCGCGTTTAGGCTGAGTCTCATGGGGACGATTTGAGCAGTGATCGCTCCGTCCGAGGCGAAGGTGCCGGTGCTTAAGGCAAAGACGTTCGAGTAGCCTGGACCAGGTGTCGGAAGCGTGGCGCTTGTGGTGTTGATCCCACCGATAAGAGCGCCGGTGACGTTGGTCGTGCCCCCTCCGGTAAAAGTCACCAGCCCCCTTACATCCCAATCACCCGCAGTTAGGGAAATGCTAGTTACGTTGGCGTCTGTGTTGTTTGTCAGGGAGACCGCGCTCCCGGATGCGATGGTGGAGACGACGTACTCCCCAAGGAGTCCAGCAGCGGCGGAGTCATTCGTGGACGTCCCGGTGTATTGACCGGCTCCAATAGACGTAGATGAGGTGATGGTTAAGGTCGCGCCGTCGCTGATTGTAAGCGTAGCGCCGGTGGCCGGGGCGGTAATCGCTACTTTGTTGACCGAGGTGGCCAATGCCGCCCCGAGGGAGGGCGTGACAAGCGCAGGAGAAGTTGCACGGACCATCGCTCCCGTTCCGGTGACGGAGGTAATGCCGGTGTATTTCACATCCCACGATGCCGCATCGGTGCCGGTGATGGCGATGCAGGTCAGTGTCGCTTGGGAATTGGCCGTCAACGCAACGACGAGATTCGCCCCCGAGGAATTGACCGTCACCAGCCCCGTCGATTCGTTGACGATGCGGAATTGAAATCCCAGGACGAGCGTGGACGTGACCGGGAGAACGACGGTTTGCGTCGTCGTGCCGGTGAAGAACTGGTTGATCTTGTCGGCGACGGTGAGTGTGGTGGCCCCCGCCGCCGTGGCCGTGGTGGCGTAACCCGGCACCCCGAACGTCTGGAGCTGCCCGAAATTTGCCGCGTCGGTGGACGCTGTTCCGGCCGCTAGACCCGTGATTTTGTTGTTGCCCATCGGTATATTGGCCGTGGGCGTGGTCTGGCCATCCTTTGTCATGGCCGTGGACAGGCCCGTTGCCAAATCAGCCGTCAGGGCGTTGAATGCCGTCGAGCTGATAGTCGTTCCGGTGACGACGGGCTGCCCCGTCGTGTTGATGTTGAAAGTCCCCGAGCCGTCGTAAGACACCTGTGTTCTCCTACCTGGAGTTGTTTGCTGTCCTACATGGACGGCGAGTTATCGGTATTCGGCAAAACCATTCCGGTGTTCTGCCCGTAGCCTTGCAGGGCGCGGACCATCGCAAGCCGCCGCGCCGTTTCGCCTAAAACGCCAGGAATGGTAGCCGTGGGGGCGGTCTGAGGATTGTCGATGCGCGCTTGATATAGCGGTGAGCGTTTTCGCAGCAGTTCTTGAAGTTTAACCAACTGATTGTTGGTGAGCAGATTGCCGAGCGAGCGGGCCCCGCTGCCAACGATGGTCGGGACAGTCGCTCCAAGCGCCGCCCCCTCAAGGCCACCACCCATGGCGACTCCGGTGCCGGCGCCAATCGCGCCAATCAAAGAGTGCCCTAAGCCGCCCCCACCGCCGAGGTGGTTGCTGACTTCGCGCAATGTATTGGTGGCTGTGGTCCCTTGGACGATTTGCCGCGCCGCGTCTAGTTCGTCGTCGGAGAATCCGCGCGTTTTCTGTGGAGATAACAAAAGCGACGCCAGCCGCTGACGGATGGTGTTACCGAGATTGTGACCGGAATTTGAGGCACTGGCGCGCAAATCTGTAGCGTCTTCGAGGTCGGCAACGCGATCGGATCGGAAGGCTGCCGCAGAGTTGCCGCGAGCCTCTTTAAGAATCTGAGCAGCTTGGTCGGGAGCGCCCTCTCCCGACACGCCTCCAACTCCTCCGGGGAAAGGACCACCTTGGGCGGCAGCGGGTCCAGCCACAGCAGCGTCCGCACTATACCCTTCAGCACCAGCAGTATTCCCAAGGGCACCGTCACGGGGAGCGCTACGATCCAGAAAATTATCGAGCTTATCGATAGCGATACTTGCGGCTGCGGATTTTGCGCGGTCGGGCGACCCGGCAATGTCGCCGAAGCGACGGCGGAGCGCTTGGAGGGAGTCGAGCGTGACGTAAGAGCCGGAAGGCGGGTTCTGGAGCTTGCCGATGAGGGCAAAGAGTTCCGGGTTGAGTTCGCCAATGCGACCCTCTTCGTTCAAACTGTTGGCTATATCGTCCGCCATATTCTTGACGGACGGCGATGGGTATGTCACCCCCATATCGCGGGCGGTATCATACCCGGTGCTGGCAGCCGTTTTCAGTTCTTCGGTCGTGGGAACTTTGGGCTTAACCGTTTTTGCTCCGGGGGCCAACAAGGCCGGAGCATACTCTCCAGCTCGGGCACCTGCGGATAGGGGCGACGCCATGCCCGCGAGCCCCAGCGTGTCGCCGTAGGTGTATTGGCCTCCCTTTGCCGCGAACCCCGGCAGAAGGATGCTGTTCAACGCATCGACACCGATTTGCGGCATCGCAAAATGCGCGTTCCCTTCGTTGTCCTCGGCCATCGGCAAAAACGTGGCGCGGACGGGATAATCATTCCACCCATAGACGGATTTGCCATAATCCTGGAGGCTGTTCATGGGCGAAGGCGGTGTAACCCCAGCGGCTTTCATAAGGTCGTCGTTGGAGACGCCGGAAAGGTCGGGCGTGGGCGCCTGCGAAGTCCCGGCTGCCTTTAAAAGCTCCTCCGTGGGGACTTGGCTCAGATCCATTATTTGATGACTCCGCGACGGCGCAATTCAGCCGTGGCCGCGTCCGGATCGATTGCGGGCGTATTGGTTGGCGGAGCGCCGAAACTTCCGGCCGAGGAAAGTGGCGAGCCCGCGACTTGCTGATTCCACTGCGTCTCGAAATCGCGGTAATGATCGGGTGTCGTGGTTTTCTTGAACGCCTGAAAGGCTTGCTGCTTTTGCAGGTTCAGATTGTTCTGCTGGCGCATGAACCCGATCACCGCATTGGCGCCTTGCGGAGTCATTTCCATATTCGGCACGAACTTCGATAGGAAGATTTGGAACTCCGATTGCGTCGGCCGGGCAGTCATGCTCTTCAGGGCACTTGAGACCAATTGCCCGGTGATCTTGTCCGTGACTTCGCTTGAGGCCGCGATCCTCTTGTCGTTGTCGTCGCCCATGCCGACGGCGACTTTCCATTCCGCGATCGACTTCTGAATCGCAGCCAGCTTGCCGGGGTTCATGTCCTTCAGGTTGTTGGTCAGCTCATCCAGCATGCGGTTTTGAGACACCGCACCGGAAGCCGCATTGTTGACGTTGTTCTCGTATTCGACCGCCGCCTTGCCAGCATCCTCGCCGTAGGTTTTGTCGGTGGTGGTTTGACCGACGCCGGGTTTTTGCGGCGGCATGGGGGCGGCGGTCGGAGGCGTAGGCGGGGATGGTGAGGCGGTCGGCCCCGCCGCTGGAGCACCCGATGGCGTGGCTGGAGAAGGCGCACCGGGGGCGCCGCGAACGAGTCCCGGAACTGTGAACGCCGGAACCTGTGCGCCCGTAGGCGTCGTGACGGTCTGATACGGGAACTTCGCTCCGGCCTGCGCTCCAGCGGTCGCTCCCGCCATTGCGGCAGCGCCCTGCACCTGACCCGGGTAGGGACTGACATCCACCTGACCATTCGGCCCCATGTGATAGGGAAGCGCATTGGCGGGCATAGCGCCACCGGCAGGCAAAAACTGATTCCGGTTGTTGGGGTCGCGGGTGAAAATGCCGTAGCGGGTCGAAACCGGCGCATTGTCCTTCGCCAATTGGTCCATGTAGGCTTTGCCGCTGGGATCGGTCGCCAGCCAGACCGACATGGGTATTCCGCCTGCGGGACCGCCGATCGAGGTCTGCTGCTGCACGGACGCAGCGCCCCCTCCGGGCATTGGTGTGCCGGCAGAAGGCGCTCCACCAGGCATCGGCATGCCGGAGGGCGCGGGAGAAGCCCCCGGAGCGGCAGGAGACGCCGGGGTAGCCGGGGCAGAAGGCGCAGCGGATGCGGCGCCCAAGGCTGCGAGCAGCCGCTGGCGCTGGACTTCCTGCATCAGCATAGGGCCGGCGAAACTGGAGGTGATCGGATTGCTGGCGCCCTTCATCAGAAGGGCCATGCGCTCCGCATCGGTCGTAGCATGACCGGGGATAGCCGGAGAGCCAACGGTATCGCCTTCGCCCATCCCACCTGGAGTGGGAATGGACTGGCCGCTGGTCATCGGCTGGGCTCCCGAGCCCATATCGATGCCCTGCTGGCGATCCTCTACATCCGCAGGAGTCGCGGCGACGGAGCCGGGGACTTCGGGCGTGGCCGGCGTGCCCTGAGTGAGTTTTGTAATCCAGTCCGAGGCGTCGGCCTGTGCCTTCTGGCTGAGGGCTCGCTGATCCTCGATGTTCTTGCGCTGGGCATACCCGGCGGTCAGGCCCTGGAGAATTTTCGTCAGTCCTGCGGTCGGCGGATTGACCGCCTGAATGCCATTGTAGCTGAACCGCTCCTCCGGCTGAGCCGATTGGTTCATCAGGAGATCGGCCAGCTTCTGGCGCTGGGCGATCTGCGCGAGATCGGCCTCGTAGGGCGAGACGGCGGTGTTCAGGCTGACGACTTGGTTCGGCATTACCGCCCCCAGCTCATGTCTTCGGAATCGCGGAGATTCGCGGCCTGAATATCGCCGGGGGTCATCGGTGAGGACGGCTGCCCGGCCATCATCCTTTTCAGCGCCATCATGTCCCCGAGGCTCGGCATGTTGGGGCTGGACGCCGCTGCCATGTTCACGCCCGGATTGGGGAGGAGCGCGTTCTGTCCCATGCTTTGCAGCGCCTGGGCCAGCCGCTGCGGGCTCGTAAGACTGACGATTTGGTTAGGCATCGGCCGTCTCCAGTCTGCGGATTGTCGGCGCGCAAGCCGTTTTCACGAGCCGCATGCTCTCTGCGTATTTCGCGTGAAGATTCGGGTGCTTTTCCTTCATCCACGCAACCCGGTCCTGGGAGTGGCCGAGGAACGCCGTGCAGTCGTAGCAATCGAGGCTCGAATGATCGATGGCGTAGTGCGCGGGGATGGAACCGCGCTTCTCCAGAATGAAATCGAGAACCTGCTGCTTGGTCCAATCCTCGATGGGCTGGACAATGGTGATGCCGTCGATGATCGTTCCGTCCCGTGCGGTGGACTTGTGCGCTTCGGCCGTTCGCTGGCCACGGATTAAGTGCGTGATGCCGTAGGTCTTGACGGCGCCGAACAGCGGCACTGCGATGTTCTGAAAGCAGCAATGCAGATAGCTTTGCAGCCTGACGGGCTTTTCTCCCGTGAAAATCATGCCTTCGCCGGTCCAATCGACGGGGAGGAGATCGGACGGGAGGCCGTTTTCGCGGACCTGCTTTTGCTGGTCCGAATGGATTTCGATGAACGTCTTGGCGTCGCTTCGGACTTCATCGATCAGCGCCAGTGCCTCGGGGTAGTTCTTCCCGGTGTTGACCCAAAAAACCACGGGTTGCTGATCCCGGTGGAGATACCAGCACGCCAGGGAGTCTTTCCCGCCTGAGAAGGCCAAGCCGAGCATCAGAGGACAATCGCCGCGGTGGCGGCGGCGCCGGCAAGCCCCGCCGTTGCCGAATTGCCCGCATTGGCATTGGCCGAATTAATGCCGAACTGGTTCATCGCCGCATTTCCCTGGGCCTGCGTCGCTCCGAAAATCGGCGGCGGAGTCACATTGGTTCCCTGGTAGCCCTGGAACTGCGGCATTTGAATCTGCGAACCGGATTCGAGCGCGGAGATTTCATTCAGCGGCTGGTTGCGGAGCGCCAGTTGTTCCTGAAGCGAATTGTTGATCGCCGTGTTGCCGAACTGCGCGCCTGTGGTCGCCTCGTTGAAGCCCTGTTGATTGGCGCCCATGTCCACGTTGATGCCTTGCAGAGCCGCTTGGGTGCGGAGGTCGTTCTCCTGCTGGCCCTGCTGGCGCATGGCGTTGTTGTAGGCTTCACTGCCCTGCGGGATCCCCTGATTGGCGAGGGTCTGCGCCGTCGCCTTTTCCTGCATCTGGATTTCGGGATCGAGCCGCGACATGATCGCCTGCTGCGCAGTCGTCCCGGCGTTGACCGGCATCTTCGCCACGTTGGACGTGTCGATGCTGGTCTGCATGTTCGGCAGATTCGGATTGAAGGCCGAGCCCAAAACCTTCTGAGCCGTCCCCACTCCTTGCTGGCCGAGATCGGCCAGCGACTTCTGCACCTGCTGCTGCGAGTTAAGGGTAGCCTGCGCGGTCGGCGTCAGCGTCTGAGTGATCGTGGGAACGTCTTGCTGGTCCCCGGTGCCGTAGGTAACGGTCTGATTGCCCAACGGGCCGATGATGTTCGGGTTGGAGAGTTTGGCAGTAGTCCGCGCCGCATCGACGTTGGCAACGCCTTGGGCCTGTGCGGCGCCGACGTAATCAGGCGGCGGCGGCGGCGACGGCGAACCTTTGCCCATATCTCACTCCCAAAAATCGGCAATCTGTGCGTTTCATCGTGAAAAACACCAGGTCACCTGTGGGGTGAGCGTTGGTCAGACGGGCCTCTTCTCTAAAGCCCATATTTAACACTAATTTTATGCACTTTACGTTGCTACTTGCAATAGGCAGTAGGACTTTTTCAACTCCACACACATTGTAGGCATAATCGAAGATAATCCACAGAAATTTTCTGTTTAATCTTCCCTCAATGGCCATGTGGCAGACGACGGATTTCCCATTCCAATGCTCGTAGATGACGCCCGCGATTATCCGGCCGTCCTTCTTCAATCCGATGGCCTGGGAATTGGCCTCGAAATACTGGCCGCCCACTTTCGGGGCGGTCCAGTGACCGACCGCCGGACCAAAGGCTAAATCCCGCCCCAGCCCTTCTGATAGACCACATCCGTCGATGCCCATTCGATCTGGACTCCTTGACTGGCGCTTTGCAGGTTGATCGCGCCGCAATAGCCGAGGCCGGTAATGCCCTGCCAATTGTTGGTGATGTCGAGTCCCGCGCCCCAGATGGCAGTGTCCCAAAGCCCCACATCCCACACGCCGTAAACTGTCTGCGAGAACGACAACGGCGCGGAAACATTGGCGGTGTTGAAGTCGGTGTTCATGCCCATCGAAATCGAGGGCGTGCCGTTGGTGAAGATGCTCGGCCGGGCGCGGGTGAAATACTTCTTCACCCCCCGGCTACCGTAATAGTTGAACGCCTGAAGAGCATTCGTGGCGATGTTCGTGGCGTTGTCGACATAGCCCGTATCGAACGCCTTACCGACGAATCCATTGCCGCCGAAATAGGGATTGTCGTTGTAGATTTCCCAGCAGTTGGCCGCCCATCCGGTGAAGTTGCACCACGCCCGGGTAATGGTGTTCATGACGAACTGCTGCTGGGTTCCAACCGAGAACGGCACGTTAACGAACACGGCGTTGTTCAATGGAGAAAAGACGACTTGCCAGCCGAAGGTGTCCTTATAGATCGCGGTGGCCGACGAGATGGCGCCCTGAATCTTGTCCGAGAGCGCCACGGTCGGGTCCACGCGATCGCTCTGCAATGTCTGACCAAGTGGGAACAGGCCGTTCAGGGTGAGGAGAAGAAGATCGCCGCCGTATTTGATCAGGCAGCGATTCCCAACGGGGGCTCCCAGCGTCCAGACGCCGATCAGCGACCATGTGGAGGCGTTCGCCGGGTCCGTTCCGCGATAGATGATGACTTCGCCCTTCGAGGTGACAAAGACGAGGTTGTCATCGGAGCCATACCCTGCATCGACCGTCCATGTACCGATAGCGACGAGTTTTCCGCCCAGCCGCGCAATGGAGCTGAGGTCAAATTCCTGCGCCGTCCCACCGATGGAGTCGGTCGGCAGATACCACGCCTTCAGTGTATTCTTCTGGTGGAACCACAGGCGATGCTTGAACAGGGTGATGTTGTCGAGCGTCGAATCGGTGACTCCCGAGATCGACGGGTTGCTCCATGTCGTGCCATCATAGAGGAGCGCCGCGTCGGCGCCGTTGACGGCCATGAGGAAACTTCCGCCGGCCGTGGTGATGTTGGAATATTGCCAGCGGGCATTCGATAGAGCCGAGACGACCGCCGCTCCCACGGCGCCAGACGAACTCGCATCGTAAATCTTCGTTCCCGCGGCGGCGAAAAGTTTGCTCGCGGTGCCTGAGGAATAGGCCATCAGGGTTTCGACCTGCGATCCCAGGCCCGTCGCGTATTGCGTATAGCCCCCGCGCAGAACCACATTGGAGACGGAGGGAAAGAAATTCTCCAGCGTCACGGCATCGGTCGGCGCCATGTTGGCGAGGCTGTCCCGAGCGTTCCATCCCCCAACCGGAGCGGGGATCGAAGCAACACTCGCCGCCGTTTTCTGGATGAGCGGCTTGAGCGCCATCACGCCCCGTAACCCGAATCGGGAATATTTTCAAACCCGATCAGAACCGTTTCTGGGCGCGGCGCGAACGAGAGATTGGCCGAACTCATGTCGAGAGCAATCGCGGCTTCTAGTTGCGTGAGGTAATTCCGATACATCGCCGTTGTGTCGAAGCCCTTTCCCTCGAAGTATTTGAGCTTGGTCATGTTGACCATCAAGCGGTCGGGATAGATGCAGGTGTCAGTATCGGCGGTGAAGGAGTTTTTCACCACGCCACTGGCGTCCCTGGCCCAGCCTTTCGAGCGATATTCAAAGCCGAGAAATTCCGCGCTCGAGAAGCCCGGCCAAATCTGGAAATAGTCTCCGAGCAGCCGCCAGCGAATCCGAGGGCCGGTCGAGATGTAACCCGACAGCAGCCATTCCCATTGCTGGGCATCCTCCGGGCCGAGCATTTCCCAATGCTTCGACTTGTCCCACATCGTCCGTGGCACGAGCGAATCATAGTCCGACGGCAGGGCGTATTTCATCTTCTGGAAATAGACCGTGGCGTTTGCCCCGCCGGCAGCGGAGAAGTCCTGGTTGAGCGTCACCTGCGTTGACGAATCGACCGAGACGATAAAGGCCGATTGATTGATCCCCGTGCCGATCGCTTGATAGGTCGAATCCAGCCCCGTCGTGGAAGGGATGCCGGTGATCGTCCGAGCGGACGTCGTCCAGTTGCCCGTCGTGGTGAGAAACTGCGTGTAGAAGAGATATGGGATCGTCATGGCTCGCCATGCATGAGCGCGCAGCAGCTCATAGCCGCAGGCGTTCATGAGGGCTAGCGTTTGCACCACGTCCTGATTGGCGTTCCCCGCGACCGACGCAGGCGCGGGGATTCCCAACTCATTGGCCGCCTGATCGACAAGCTGGAGCATAGTGCTGGACATGGCTTACGCCTCTGCGGACTTCGCCGGGCGCCCGACCTTGGGCTTTGCCATCAACTCGGCGATCATGGCTTTGACTTCCGCCAGTTCCGCCTTGGTGGCCTCAAGTTCGCTGGAGGAGGCTTTCTGGTTCTTCGCACCGAGATACGCCTTGGCCTTCTCGCGAAGACCAATGCCGCCCATGCCGACCTTCTGCGCCTGGGCGTCGGTCATCGTCGCCACCTGCTCCGCAGTCTGGAATTTCAGAATGGAGAGCTCGGCAAGCTGGTTTTCGCTCATGTCGTCGGGGCGGTCCTTGGCCCATTCCTGCAACGGGGTGCCGATGGCCTGGGAGCCGCTGTTCTGCATCTGGAAGTAGAGCCACTGGCGTGGAAACCGCTGCTTGTGGCTCTCCCGGACGGGCTGGTCGATGATGTTGGTCTTGTCGCCGGGAACCATGATGCGGACGAACGGCACCCCGACATAGGGGGCGCGGTCGTTGGCATAGAACTCGACGTGCAGGTGGGAATCGGCGTTGGGCGTATCGCTGTCCATGTCAGGCTCCTAAGAGTGAGATCCAAAGGGAATTGCTGAAACCGAAGAAAACCCGCCGCTTGCCGGCGGCGATCGATACCGAAGAATTTCCGTCGATGGTCGAGCCGGATTGCGGGTAGACGGTGAGGGCGTTGGCACCGTCGTTGGCAACAACGACGTCGGCGCCCATTTCCGTGGTCGGCAGAATGACCCCTGTTGAGGCGCCGGTGGTGGTGACGCGGTTGAACACAGAGGTCATGGCCAAGGCATCAGCGGCACTCGATCCAGTCGCAGTAAGCCCGGTTACCCCGTCGCCGCAGACACAAAGAGACGTGAGAGAATTGAGCCCGGAGGCGAGAACCCGCGACGGGATCATGACTGTCTCCCGACCAAGAACCGGGAATCGATTTCGCCTTCACGCTGCCATTGAACGGCGTAGCCCAGGCGAGTGAACAGACCCAGCCACCACGCATGAGGCCGCACGGTGAGGTGCAGACAATCACCAATGGTGACGCCGAATGAATCGGGGATGGTGCTGATCTGGAAAAACACCCGCTCGGCAGAGGCCATGATGTTGCGGATCACGGTTTCCACGTCCGACGTGGGGATGTGCTCCATGACATCTGTGCAAAAGCCGAATGAAGCCGATACCGGAATGGGCTGCGTCAAATCCGCCTGAACGAAAGGCAGATGGCGCGCTTCATCGTCGCGGCAATTGTCGGCAAAATCGACCAGCGTCACGTCGTAGCCAAGGGATGCCAGCTTGATCGAGGCTCGCCCCGTGCCACAGCCGAAATCGATGATTGGGCCTGTGGGCTTGGCCTTGTCCAGAAACTCCTCCACGGCGCTTTCCCCCGGCGCGCAGATGCGATACTCGGGCCGTTGCCACATGCGGCGATATTTCTCGCACTCGGTGAGGGTTTCCTTCGGCGCGTGGAAAATGTCGGGGAGAAGCCCGTCGCCATGCACCTCGATATGACAACCCGAGGCGATCAACGCGCGGGCGGTGTCCTGAAACTTCTCCGCCTGCAATTTCATGGTGAGCGACGTGAGGTAGGGCTTGCCGTTGAAATCCACATAGGCGCACGGCTCGCCGTCATTCATCGCCTGATGGAAGGCGTGACCATCGCCGTCCCGATGCGAAGAGTCATAGCCGTAGCAATGGAGATTCCGGAATCCCATGGTGAAGGCGAGGCAGGTTGCTGTGTTGCCGACAGATGCAGCGCCTCCAATGAGGGCATATGGGCCGTCATAATCCGGGAAAGCCTGTTCAATGCCGCCAATCTGCAAATGCCAGACTTGAGCATCTGGTGCCCGCTCGAAGCATTTCGGATGCACCTGCGAGGCGAACAGGTGCGCTTGCGCCGGGCCGATAAGATCGGCCGTCTGTTCCCGGGCATCGATCATCACTTGGTAATCGGCAAAGATGCCGTTGGCAGACAGGAACTTGGCCGCGCCGTTCATGGCGAAGATTGTGGCCCCGGCAGCGTGACGTTCGGTGATCTCGCCCAGCGACTCTTTCAGGCTCGGTCCAGACCCGCATAGGACGGCCACGCCGTCATGCTCGGGCTGAAGCGAAATCCACTTTCCCGGACGCCGGGAGTTGATGCGGATGTTGTCGAAAATCTGCTCGTCCGACGTATTGCAGACGAGATGCACCGGCAGGATCAGCGGCATTTCCGCGCCGGGATTCCAGTGCTTGATCTGGGTATTGTGATACGGCAGTTGCATGAAAGAAGGGGGCGAGTTTCCCCGCCCCCGTTCTCCTTAGGTCACGCGCCCCTGCATGTGCGGGCGGTTGATGACGACCTGGACCGTGGTCCGGCCGGCAGTCGCGGAGGCCACGGCGGCGACCAGCGCCCCCTCGACTTCCTTGCCCGAACCGGTTCCGGCAATCAGGCCGGTGGTCAGCACGCCAACCGCCGCATTGGCGGCGAGCGAGACCGTGCAGGTCTTGGCCACCACTGCAACACCGGAAATCTGATACCACCCGAAGGTGGTCGCAGCCGTGTTAGCGGACATCGCAATGGCGATCGGCTGGGGCTTGTTGGTCCCGACCGGCGCCAAAGCCGTGGTGAACGATGAGGTGTTGTAGGTCACAACCGAACCGACGGCCGTGCTGGCAACGCCCTTGAGGCAGATGAACTCCGCCGTGCCATACGTCGGATCGACCGCGCGAACGATCTTGCCGAGAGTGGCCGGGGGGGTCGGGATCGCCGCGGACTGGTTCGGGGGTGTGACACCCGAATCGACCTGAGCGATCTGCAACTGCCCGAGGACGGGATCGATGAAAGAGTAGGCCATTTTGTTTTCTCCTCTAGGCGATCAAAACGCCCTGGAACTGGGAACCACACGTGGTGATGTTCCCGGCCCAGCCGATCAGTTTGACGATGGCGTCCTGGTTGACCGCCTGGCGCTCGCCGCCAATCGGCACGAAGTTGCGATCCGCATGCGGCCGGAACTTGATGTACTTGGTGTTCAGGAACCACATGTGATTCGCGGTGGCGTCGGACCCGATACCGCCGTCGAGAACAACATCCGACGCCATCCCGGCCCCGAAGTATTTCAGCGACGCGAAACCGGCTCCGGCCATCGAGGAGCCGGACTCGGTGATACGCTGAATGCTCTGGAGGGATTGGAGATAGAAGCGGTAGTAGTTGTTGTCGGTGACGATCAGGTCGGGCTTGTCCGTTCCGCGGATGAGTTGCACGGCCAGGGCATCCATATAGGACTGGATGTTGGAGGCCGAGACGGCACCGCCGCCATCGGAGACGCCCGAGTATTTCACCGAGCGCCAGAACGTCCACGTCCCCCGGTCGATGCCGCCGTAAGTCCCCGACGAGGGGGCGTCCGGGACAGCGGCCGCGAGGCCGGTGATGTTCTTGCCCGAGTTGCCGGTGCCGTCGAGGTAGACATCCCCACCCAACCGGTTGGCGAGCTGGGCTTCCGCGACCTCCATGCGACCGTCGAGAAGATCGATGATGGCTTCCTTGCCCGAGTTCTGAATCATCTCCAGGCCCGAGATGGTGACGGCGGAGGCGTACTGGGTGATCGAGTACTGCGCCGCGCTGATCGGCGAGTTCTGCGACACGTTCAACACCTCGTAGCCGGAATAGCTGTTGGTGTTGTTCGTGTTCGGGTCGTTGTACATGATCTCTTCCAAGATCACGTTGCCGCCCGAGAAGGTCTTGATGTTGCCGCGCATCTTGAGTTTGGCAAGAAGCGCATTGTTGTTGGTCACGTTGTCGGCCAGATCACCACTGCGGCTCTGAATCGTCGTCGCAATGATGTCACTGACCGAACTGTTGGCGAATGCCATGTTCGGCTCCTGTGATCATCAAAGACGCGAATCGATGCTGCCGAACTGCTCGGCAAGCACTTCACGCCTGTTTTGCGCTTTGGGAGCCGTGTTGGAGCCGGGTGTGGACCCTCTGACACTCACCGCCGCCGACCGTGCAGACTTTGCGGCTTTATCTGCCGCCGCTCTTTTCTCCGCGTCCAATTTGGCCTGTGTGGCCTGGACCTCGGATTCAAAGAGCGTGTCGTCCAGTCGTAGTGCCTTCTTGTAGGCGTCGTCTAAGTTCTCGGCCTGTCCGCTCTGTAGGAGCGCGATCATGGTCGGGCGAACCGTCTCAAAATGCTCGTTCGCCTGAGCAAACTTCTGAATGTCGCTCATCAAGACTTGGTTTTGCGCTTCTTCCTCGCGCTCCCACCGGGTCTTGACCTCGCCGCGCAGCTTGTTCAACTCGTTCAGCAGCGCGTGGTAGTTGGGATCGACCGGTGCCACCTGTTGGGCCGCGCCGGTCAGTCCCCGTAAATCTACACCGTAATTTTGTGCTAATTTGACGAGATATGCAAGTTTTTCTTGTGGATGCCCGTTCCGCAGAATGTGGTCGGCGTTGAAGAACTCCTTGATGACTGTCGGCGCATCGACGCCAAGCCCTTTCATGAGCTGCGCGTAAGGCTCGATCACCGCCTGAATCTTGTCGGCAAATTCCGCTTTGGTGAGGAGCGGCTGAACGCCCGCCGCCATTTGCTCCTCGCGCTGGTAGGCGTATTCCTTCAAGCGGTCGTCGGCGGTGGCCCAGACCTCGTGGTAGTCCTTCTTCCACGACTTCGGCGGCCGCTTCCAGACAGGCTCTTGCGGGTCGGCTTCGATTTTCGGCGCGTCAACGGACTTCGCTTCGACCTTCGCGAACTTGCCGGTTTCGTCGCGGGCGCGCTCGCCGGCGGCCTTTGGTGCGGGTGCGGGTGCGGCTGGGGCTGGGGTTTGATCGATTGCGTCAAAGGCATCGCGCAGGGTGTCCCTGCGGTCTACTGGTTCGTCTGCGGGCGGAACTACTGTTCCTTCTTCGGATGCCATCCTGGCGTCTCCCTGTGGGGGTTAGCGTCGGTATTGCCGCTCAAGCTGGTTCATGATTTCGCCGGCTTGACTGTCGCTCATGGTTTTCAATTGCTCGCGCAGCACCGACCGGCGCTTCTCCCGGTCAAGCGGGGTGCGCTTCGTTTCCATCTTTTCGTTGCCAACCTCTTCGCAGCCGGCGGCTTTGGTGTCTTGCCGGAAGCGCGATTTGGAATCGTGGTATTTGCCAGTCACGGGGTGGAGGAGGCGGTCGGATAGGCTGTCGGAAATGACGTAGTGCTGGAACATGAAGTTGTCGCCGTGCTTTTCCACGACCTTCCCA